TAGTAAGTGGTAAAAATTTATCTGAATCTACAGTAAAAAGGATGTTTTCCTTCTTTTCTAGACATGAAGTGGACAAAAAAGCAGAAGGTTTTAGTACAGGCGAAAAAGGTTTTCCCTCTAATGGTCGTATTGCATGGGCTCTTTGGGGTGGTGATGCAGGTTTTTCATGGTCTAGAGGTATAGTTAATAGACTTAAGAATGAAGATAATGATAGAATGTCAGAAGATATGGATAACAACGTAGAAAGACATATTAAAGATGTGCGTGAAACAGAAGATTCATATATTGTTGAATTTGGTAAATCGATGCCAGAAGAAAACGATGATGAAAGACCTTATGATCACGATGATAAAGAGAAAAGAGCTGAACCTGATGCTTTAAAGGTTGGTGATTTTGTTTCATGGAATTCATCAGGTGGTCGTGCACGTGGCAAAATAGAAAGAATAGAAAGAGATGGCTCTATTGATGTGCCAGATAGTGATTTTTCTGTATCTGGTTCAGAAGATGATCCTGCTGCCTTAATTCGTGTTTATCGAGATGGTGAAGCCAGTGATAGATTAGTGGGACATAAATTCTCAACCCTTACTAAGATTGATCCGATCAGAATGGGAGACGAAGATGAAGAAAGAAATATGGAAAAGACAGAATTGACTAAAGAAGAAATTAATGAGATAGCAGAACAAGAATACGTAGCTAAAGAAAATGAAGAAGCATTGCGTTATTATGCTGAAGAAAATGTGCAAAGAGCTTTTCAGTTCGACAGAACGAAAATTGATGAAGACAAAAGAACTATTCGTATCGGTGTTTCAACAGAAATCCCAGTACAAAGAAGTTTCGGTTACGAAGTGTTAGGTCATAATTCAGATGAAATTGACATGGAGTTTATGGCATCAGGTCGCAGTCCATTATTATTAGACCACGATGCTACAAAACAAATTGGTGTGGTCGAAGAATTTGGCATTGACCCACAAAACAAAAGAACAGTCGCTAAAGTAAGATTTAGCAAAAATCCACAGGCTGAAGAAGTATTCAGAGACGTTGTGGATGGCATTAGACAGAACATCAGTGTTGGCTATCAAGTCAATAAGATGGAGAAAGAGGGAGAAAGGGATGGTATCCCAATCTTTAGAGTTCGTGGTTGGACACCTCTTGAGGTCTCTGCTGTAAGCATCCCAGCAGACCAGTCAAGCTCGGTAGGCTTTGGCAGATCAAAGGATGTTAATTTAGATAAACGTAAAACGGAGATTACAATGAGTAATGAAAACGAAAAAGTAGTTCCTGAAGTTAATTCTGAAGATGTAAGAGCAGAAATGGCAAAAGAAAATGCTGCAATTATCGACCTCGCTATCAAACACAATAAGAGAGATTTAGGTAATGAAGCAGTTTCTAAAGGTGTTTCGCTTGCACAGTTTAGAGGACAACTTCTAGAAACTATTGCGAATGATAAGCCACTTGATCTTCCATCAAGTGTTGATATGACAGAAACAGAGCAAAGACAATATTCTTTGCTTAAAGCTGTACAAGAATCTGCTGCTGGCAAACTTTCTGGACTTGAAAAAGAAGTTTCAGATGAAATTGCACAGAGAACAGGTAAAGAAGCAAGAGGCTTCTATATGCCAACAAATATTGCTTTCGGTCAGAGAGATCAAGAAGTTGGTACTAATTCATCTGGTGGATTCTTGAAAGGTACAGATCATTTAGGTAATGAGTTCATCGAAGCCTTATATTCAAGACTTGTCATCGGTCAAGCTGGTGCAAGAGTTATGAATGGTCTTAAGGGTGATGTCTCAATACCAAAAATGTCTGCATCAGTAAGTAATTCAGCTTTTGTTGATGAGAGCAATGCTCCATCAGAAGGTGCAGCAACATTCTCACAAGTAACAATGAGTCCTAAAACTCTTGCTGCTTATGTAGATGTTTCAAGAAGATTGATGCTTCAATCTGATCCTTCTGTCGAAGCAGTACTAAGAAATGACGTTATTAATACTTTCGCAAGAAATATTGATGCAGTAGCAATCGAAGGGGGGGGTTCTAACGAGCCTTCAGGTATCATTGCTTCAGTATCAGGTAACGTACAAGCTCTTGATACTAATGGTGCAGCTATTGCTTACACCGACATTGTTGACATGATCAAACTTGTTGAAGAAGATAATGCAATCTTGAATGATGCATCAGTTAGATTTATTGGTAACCCTAAAGTTACTGCTAAACTAAGAACAACTCTTAGAGATTCTGCTGATACAGCTTCAAGCTTTATTCTTGGTGGCGATAATAAGATGTTAGGTTATGACTACCTATCAACTAATTTAGTGCCTAGCGACCTTTCAAAAGGTACAGGTTCTAATTTATCTGCTATGTTGTTTGGTGACTTTAGTCAGCTAATGTTAGGATTCTGGAGTGGAGTTGACGTAATAGTTGATCCATATACAGGTTCAAACACTGGTACAACCAGACTTGCATTCTTCCAAGACTTAGACGTAGCTCTAAGACATGACGATGCTTTCGCAGTATGTAAAGACATAGTTACAACATAATTAGGTTTTGCATAATTTAAGGGCTACTTCGGTAGCCCTTTTTTTATGTATAATAAAGTTATGAGTGATAACACAATTAAATTCGTTTTCAATCAGACTGCCCATTATGGCGGTGTGAGATATCAATCTGGCGATGTTGTAGAATTGTCAGTTGAAGATGCCGATAAATTCAAAAGTGTCGGTTTTGGTGATGTATATAAACAAAAATCTGTTAAAAAGAAAAAGGAGAAAAAATAATGAAAGTTGTAGCAACTAGAGATGTTTGTTATCAAGGCAAATGGCACAAAGCTGGCGATTGTTTTGAATGTTCTGAATCAGATTTTGCTGGTTTAGAAGTAGCTGGTGTTGAAAAATACAAACACAAAAAAGTAGAAAAAAAAGATAGAGCTATCAAAGAAGTTAAATCTAGAGAAGAAGGTTAATGGCTTTAGAAACAGTGAACGATCAATTAGGTTTCTTAGATACAGAAACACATGGTCTAACAGTATCTTATACACCTTTAGGTGGTAGTGCTACTAATATCAAAGCAATAGTCAATGACGAATATTTTGGTATAGATGGTGAAAGTGTTGATATCGAAGGTAAGCAAGTTTTGCTTACTTGTCGTACAGCAGATGCTCCAAATGCAGCACACAATGATACTTTTGCTTTCGAGTCAAACAATTATGTTGTTGTTAATGTTAGACCTGATGGAACTGGTTTTACAGAAATGGTCTTAGAAGAACAATGATACTTTATAGTGAAAATCAACTAAATGAAGCATGGAAATACGATTGCAAAAAACGCAGTGCTAATGGTAGACATTGGATTTCACGCACTGACTATGAGAATCTATTTGTTTTGTATTTAGACAGTATTGTTAGTGGTGATGAATTAATTAAATTAGACATTTATATTCCACAAGAAATGTTAGATTCTATTGACGAGGTTGTGGAATTAGAAATAGGATATACCGATGATTGATAAAATAAAAAACTTAGTAAGTACAGTAGCACCAGCATTAGGCTCTGCTCTTGGTTCACCTTTAGGTGGTGCAGCTATTAGTATGATAGCAGACAAGTTGGGAGTGCCTAACAACCAGCAAGCAGTTGAAAAAGCTATTAGACAAGCAACTCCTGACGAAATGCTCAAGCTTAAAGAAGCTGATAATGAATTTGAGATAAAAATGAAAGAGCTTGATGTTGATGTTTATAGACTAGAAACAGAAGACATACAAGATGCTAGAAAGAATTTTAGCAATGATTGGACTTCAAAACTTCTAGGTTTTATTACACTTGGTGGCTTTATGGGCTACATATTTTTAGTTACATTACAACCACCAGAACAAAACTCAGAAGCCTTAATTAACCTAGTACTTGGTTATTTAGGTGGACTAGCATCTGCAGTTATATCTTTTTATTTTGGAGCATCCAATTCAAAAGATAAGTAATGCCAAAAAAAACCAAACTACAGTTTAGCAAAGGACACGAACCTACAGCAGGGGTCAATGGCAAGAAAACATCGCAAGGTCGCAGAAACTTCGGTAGCTCAACTTTAAATAAACACAAAAGAAGAAATTATAAAAAATACAGAGGACAGGGCAAATAAGTTACAATAAGTTATGGCACACGCAAGACAATTAATCAGAGAGCAAGTAGCAACCACATTAACAGGTTTATCTACTACTGGTTCTAATGTCTTTCAATCAAGGGTCTATCCATTGCAAGAATCTAATTTACCAGCTTTGTTAATTTACACTAAAGAAGAGTCTAGTGAAGCTATTGTTATGGGCTCGGATCGAGCTATTGACAGAGAATTGACTTTAGCTGTTGAAGCTTATGTGAAAAATAATACTAATTCTGACGACATCATTGATGATATCGCAGAGGAGATAGAATCAGCTATTGGGGCAGATTCTACCTTAAATAATAAAGCAAAAGATGTATTTTTAGTTTCAACTGATATAAACTATGTAGGTGAAGGTGAGAACCCTGTTGCAGTAGCTACCTTTAATTTCTTGGTAAACTATTGCACAGACGAAACAAATCCTTCACAATTAAGATAAAGGAATATTATGGCAACAACATATAAAGGTAAAGATGGCATAGTCAAAGTAGGTGCTAACAATATTGGTGAAGTAAGAAACTTCTCAGTTGAAGAAACTGCTGATACTATTGAAGATACTTCAATGGGTGATTCAGCAAGAACCTATAAAGACAGCTTAACTTCATTTACTGCTTCTATCGATGCGTTGTTCGATCAGTCTTCTGCTGATTCTGTAACTGCTGATGCTGGACAGGTAGCAATGACTATTGGTTCAACTGCTACTTTTAAATTTTTACCACAAGGTGATACAACTGGTGATTATCAGCTTAGTGGTGAAGGTATTGTGACAAGTATTTCAAGAAGTCAGTCATACGATGGTCTTGTTGAAATTAGTTTTTCAATACAAGGTAGTGGTGCATTAACTATAGGCACAGCTTCATAACTTAATTGATGTCGGTATTAGATAAAGCAATCAAACACTATCAATCGCTTGATAGAATCGAATTTCATGTTGAGGAGTGGGATACCACTATCTACTCCTCAAAGATGACTGTTGGTGAAACAGCAGCAATCCAAAAAAGAGCAACCAAGAATGGCGTAACAGATGAAATCTTAATGG